GGCTAGAATAGAAGTATTGGAGGGAAATGGGTAGTAAAGAACAAATAATACAACTTCGTACAGAGAATCCTTTAATGAACTCTGTGGAGATAGGAAAAGAAGTGGGCGTATCTAAACAATACGTCCATAAAATTCTTAGGAAGGAAGATTTAAATACTAGTGTTCCTAAGAAGAAGAAATTCAATAGGTGCAAACAATGTAACGAACCTGTTGGGCCTCGCGTTTATATTTGCAGTAGTTCATGTCATTTTACCTATTATCGTATTAAAGTTACCTGTTCCTTTTGTCATGTGGACTTTTATTTGAAACGGTCAGAGGTGACACAGAGGCACAGAAGGAAGTATAATAAGATATACTGTAGCAAACCTTGTTACTATAAAGGACGTAAAGATGACTAGAGGTGTCTATGAAAAAGTGGATATTATTATCAGTTATTCTTACTACTCTCATTTTTTTAGAAGATGTGGGGTTATTCTTATTGGGTAGGTATACCACTATATCTGCATGGGCGATTATTTCAGGCATTGCAATTATTGGTTTGGGTTTTGGGGGCGTAGCAAGGATTAGAAGAGTAAAGAAGTTTTTAGGAGAATAGTATGGATATTAATGATGACTTAATTCGTCAATGGGAACCTAAAGTCCAGAAAATGGCTTCTAATGCATATATTGTAGGATTGGATAGAGACGATTTAACGCAAGAACTGCGATTAGCAATTGTAAAAGCAGCTAACGGGTTTGAAGAAGACCGTGGTGTGCTATTTCATACGTATTTACATACCGCAATGACTAATACCATTAGAACTTTAATTACTAAAAGTCAGAAATTGAATCCTCCTACTGAAAGTTTAGATGATGTGGAGTCAGTTTTTTCAACAATGCCTATGCAATCTACCGAAATTTTAGAGGCTTTAACCTATGACGTAGATTTTACTACTGATGTAGAGTTTAAAGAGTTTTTACAAGAATGTGAATTAGATGACTTAGAGAATGCTTTCATTACTTTACGATTAGAAGGATTAACTATGGAAGAAATTACCGAAGACTTGGGGGAGCCAGCGTATAAGATACGACAAACAGTACGAGAAAAATTAACAAGGGGGGCATTAAATGAGGAGAAGAACTCGACATGGGGGGATGATTCGGAAACAGGGGTTGACAAAGACGCAGGAAGAGTATAGAGTTATTAGCATAGATATCATCACTGAAGGTATTCAAACATGGGGCACATTCACCAACTTAGAGGAAGCCCTTGCTCAAGCCCATGACATTAAACGCCACGGTTTGGATGTTTATGTTCACGGGGATTCCAACAGAGTTATATCTAAAGTTTAATACTTTGGAGAAGATATGGAGAATTTTGATTTCATTGAATCTGGAGTCGTTTTTGGCCTCACTGACCGATTAGCTTTTAGAAAATTTAAATATTCAGGGAAAGATTTTGCTAAACATGGCGATGCATACAAATTTGTTACTGGTCATTATGATACTTATGGAGAAGTGCCTACTCCTGAAACGCTTTGTGAAAATTTCCCGACACTAAACCCAGCGGCTCAAAACTTGAATTTTGAGTATGCTTTAGATACCTTCCAAGACCAAGTGTTGTTTCGGCAAGTTATTAGTGTTTTTCAAGACAACAAAGAGTTGTTATCTGAAAACCCTAAACACGCATTAGCGAATATAAATCATGGGCTTCAAGATGTGGCGGTGACTTATGATGACGATGTGTTATTTTATAATACACACGCTGAAAATCGTTATGATGAATGGAAACAGCGAACTGAGAAACGTCGAATGGGAGATGGGATTATGGGGATTCCAACCCCGTTCCACTCCATTAATAGGTTAGGTGTTGGGTGGCTTCCAGGCGAAATGGTATCCTTATTTGCTAGGCCATCAGTAGGGAAATCGTGGGTATGTGTTCAAGCGGCTGTTACAGCTGCATTGAGTGGGCATAAAACTCTTTTGATATCCACTGAGATGCCTGTAGCCCAAATGAATATGAGAACCGATGTAGTGATGGGCAAAGCGATGGGGTATAACTTCTACCATACAGATTTAAGAAATGGAAATCCAATTGATGAAGAGGCTTATCAGGAATTTTTACGTAATCTAGATGATGTGCCTTTGTTAGTGTGTGACCACATTGAGGGCGAGTCTAGTATATCCTTAGAAAGCATTCATAATCTCATTCGGAAGTATGTACCAGACTTTGTAGTTATTGATGGTGTTTATTTAATTACTACTTCTAGTAAAAATTTTAAAGCTATGTGGGAACAGACACACATGTTATTTTATGGGTTGAAAAATATATGTTTATCCACAAACACAGCTATGTTTGTTTCTACGCAAGCTACGAAAGAAGCATCGGATATATTTATGCCCCCTATGGCAGACCAAGTAGCCTTTGGGGATGCTTTGTTACGGGCTTCGGATGTAGTCATGTCTATGTGTATGATTGAAGATGAAAGTGAGAAACGGCTCTTAGCCTTTCAGAAGTATAGAGATGGAGTCATGCCTTTGAATACTGCCATTCTAGACTGGCAAGTTAATATTGGGCATATTGCTGAAGCCCCAGACGATTTCTAATGATTGAGTGGGCCAATGTATTGGCAGATATGGGGATTATTGTCCCTATTGATAAAGACCAGTTCACTCTTCAGTGCCCCTTTCATGAAGATACTGTTGATTCATGTTCTATAAACACTGAGAAAGGGGTATGGATTTGTTTTGCAGGCTGTGGACAAGGCACTCTGTACAGCTTCTTAATGAAGTTCTTAGGAATTAGTTATGAGGAAGCAAGGCAAAAAGCTTTCACTAATACATCTATTTTTAATCTGAATATGTTTGATGAACTTATCCCAGATGAGAGTACGATGCCTGAAGTTCAATTTCCGTTTAAACAAGGATATGTCCCTGAATGGATATTTGATAGGGGGTTCAATAAACCCACTCTTAATAAATGGGGTTGTGGGATAGATGGAGAGAATAGCTTAATCGTCCCAATTCAAGATGCTGTATCTCGTTTAGTGGGATGGGTTAGCCGTAGACAGTACATGACTCCGAAATATTTATATTCTAAGGGATTAAAAAAATCAAGGGTTCTATTTGGGCAACATTTAATTACAGACCAAACTCCATTTGTGTGTATTACTGAGGGCACATTAGATACTATGTGGTTAGACCAATATGGGTTTCCTAGTGTCGCTATTTTGGGGGCTTCGTTATCTAAAGCTCAAGAGGGATTGACCTTGGGTTTACAAACCGAAGAATTGGTGCTATGCTTAGACAATGATGAAGCAGGGCAAATCGGATTTCAAAAAGCTATGGCTTGTTTATCCAGAAGTTTTGTGGTAAGCTATATTAAATTGCCTAAGGAGTATAAAGATGTACAAGATGTAAGAAATAGCGATGAACTTTCAAGTATTATAAATAGTAGAACATTTTTTTAAAGAAGGAGAATTATATGAGTGGAATAGGACGAATTCAAGAGGCACGGGAAACTAGGAGTCTGGGTCAAGGTGGGAGTAATGGAGTCCCAGGCAGAGAAATTTGGTTTAGGGATGGTGACCAAGCCTTCCTATCTGCTGTAGCAACAGGAGAAGAAGGAGATGCTAACCTTGATGAATTATATATGTATACCTACAATTCAGGTAATCGTTGGGTAAATTTACTAGACGATGGTGATGTGGATAAAAGTGGAATACCTGATAATGTACGTCCTTCCCATAAGTTTGCATTTTGGGCATATGTACATGAGATAATCCATTCTGAAAGGCGTGTGGATGAGTGGGAAGTAATCCAAGGCCCAGGTGGTAAGAAAATGTATAGAGAAACCATTAATGACTTCCGTATTGTTTCTCTGACCTTTGGACGGAGTGACTATATTTGGAATCAACTAGTCGATATTTATAACGATTGGAGTGGTTTGAATAAAGGTGTAATGCGGATTAAGCGCACTGGTACAGGTATGTTTGATACGTCTTATCAATTAGCCGCTACAGCTAGACAAGAAGAGATTCCTGAGGATGAACAGGAAAAAATCGCAGACTTGCCTACGGTTAAGGAATACTTTAAGTCTCGTTATGGTGGACAAACTGCCGCCGTTCCTGCAATGGCTGGTGTGTCTACTTCTTCTAGTGATGATGACGACGATTTGTTTTAATGTTAGTTGATACCACCACTAAATTTAATGATTACGTGGGCCAAATTGAAAAAGATTTGGCCCGTAATGACTCAAGTTACCTTGTAGTGGATGTGGAGACTAATGGTTTAGATGTATTTGGGCGTAATCAGCTATGTGGTGTGGGGCTTGGGTATAAAGATGAAACATACTATTTCCCCTTTAGGCATCAGAATGGTAATAATCTAGGCCCAATGCATCAGAATAGGTTGATGAGATGCCTGGAGATGACAGATACGTTAGTTGGATATAACATTAAGTTTGACCTGAGGTTTTTGGAGAAGGCGGGGTATCGACCACCTGAGAATGTGACGTTTGCGGATGTAATTGTTATGGTTCGTTTAACGGAACCAGCTTCTGTTAAGGAATTGGGCCTAACCCACACCATCCAGAGAATATATGGAGAAGCAGCCGCTTCTTACGATAAGGATACGAAGAAAGAATTACGTTCTAATAAGTGGCATAAAGACTTCTCCTTAGCACCACCAGAATTGTTGGGGCCGTATTGCGAACAAGATGTATATTGGACACATAAGCTCTATGTTAAAACCTTTAAAGAGATTTTAGAGACTGACCAACAAGAGGTTATGCATCTAGAGTGGGATTTAACCAAGGTTTTATATGACATAGAAGGTGTTGGAATATCCATTGACCTTGAGTATGTAACAAATGCTATGGCTAGAATCGAAGAACGACGAGAACAAGTTGAAGCCAAGATTTATGACCTAGCAGATAGAGAATTTAACATAAATAGCACTCAGCAAGTAGGGGAAGTTTTAACTGAACGGGGGATACGTTCTCCCATTAAGACTCCTAAAGGCAAGGAATCATGGAGTGAGGTAGCATTAGTTCAAGTAGATGACCCCCTAGCTGGCTATATACGTCAGTATAGGGCGTTAGAAAAGTTGAAGTCTAC